CTCATCAATCCTCACGGCCGTGCCTTCCAGTTTAGCACAAAGCGAACAGGTGCAATCGTCGGCCGATGAAGACCACACCTTAAACATACCCATGACCACCCTCCTCTCAATCCCAGAAGATAAAGTATCGCCGTAATTCGCGCTTTAAGCTTTCTCTTTGAAATCAACAACAGGCTCGGAGGACTTGACCTCTTCGAGCGTTTTCAACATGTCAATATATTCTGCGGCCTTCTCCTTTGCTTCAGGGGAAAGACTTTCAATTTTTTTAATAAGTTCTTTGTCGCCCGACGCAACCGCCTCGGCCATCTTCGGCTTTGACTTCGACGTACCACATTTTGAGGATCTGGCTCGACCCATTTCATCGGATAAGCCCATGATGAAATCGGCGGAGACGTCATAAAGCTCGATGAGAGCCTTTATTGTTTCAGGATCCGGTGTAGTGGCATTGTTCTCATAGCGTGAAAGAGACTTATTACTCAAATTAATCGCCTTGTAAACATCCAGCTGTGAGAGGCCTGCTCGCTCTCGAGCCATACGAAGACGTTCTCCAAAAGTGAGCATAGAAACACCTCCAGTCATAACATTATATAACAATTCGTAGATTTTGAGAAAAAATTTCTCAAAAATTTAGAATTTCCTATTGACATCTCGGAAACCGAGACTTAAAATAGGATTAGAATTCTCAATAATTGAGAACAGGAAAGGAGGGCGCTGAAAGTGAAGCCAATGTATCAGAGGCTCCGAGAATATCGAGAGAGCAAAGGCGTAACGCAGACACACATAGCCAAGAAAACTGGAAAGACCGTTCAAAGGATAAGTGCACTGGAAACAGGCGCGATCCGGCTGACGGTCGACGAATTCGAGGAGCTTTGTGTGAATGGCTACGAAGTCAACCCTGCAATTTTTTTTACGGATCAGTTCTCAAAAAGTGAGAACAGAAACCCGTAAAATCCCCAACATTGAGAATCCTTACACAGCAATTATATTGCAGGGAGGTGACCAAATATATGGCCAAAAAGGCTACGAAAGCCGCAGATAACATCTTTTACAAAGCACGAATGGAAGCAGCAGCGTGCAACGACAGCCTGAACAGCCGGGAAGGAGCAGCCGAACTGCTCGGAATAGACCGCACCAGGCTTGCACGAATAGAACTCGGTAGCCTTAACCCATACCCGGAGGAAGTCCTTCTAATGAGCGACGCATACAACGCACCAGAGCTGAATAACTACTTTTGCTCAAGGATGTGCCCGCTGGACAGGCTTACAATCAGGATTTTATCAGCATTAGGCAATACGGAGTTCATCCAGAGGACCATCCTGGAGATAGTGAAAGACGGGATTGTTTCAGACGATGAGCAGCCACAGGTGCAGCAGATCCTCATAGCACTTGAGAACATCTCAAAGGCAGCATTAGAGATGAAGCTGTGGGTAGAGAAAAACTTAAGGTAAAGGAGGTTTTAATGGTGGCAACCAGCACACAAGAAAAATCGAAGTTTGTAAGAGCAGACGAAGTAGCAGAAATGCTCGAAATTTCAAAAAGCCACGCATATAAAATCATCCGGCAGCTCAACGAGGAACTGAAGAAACAAGGCAAGATCACAAACGCCGGCAGAGTTTCACGCCGGTACCTGGAGGAAAGGCTCTACTGTTGAGCTAACGGAGGACAAGCCATGAAGTATTTCAGGAGAACAACAACCTTGATAATAGCCACGGCAGTTATTTTCACAGGCAAAATAATGCTCGACTTAAAAGCCGCGGACCAAGAGGCACAGACCACTGCCAGCGCGGTCGAGCAGCTACATATACAGCACCACAAACCAACACCGACCATAGCAGCGACGGCAATCACTCCAAGTCCGACACCAGAGCCGGAGCCGGAAGAGGATCCGGAACCACAGATCAGGATTTATGACATCCCACTTTCACCAGAACTCCAGAAATACACCTTCAGACTTTGCGAAGAGAACGGCCTGGATTACGAGATGGTCCTGGCATTGATGGACCAGGAGAGCGACTACCGAGAGAAGGTAATCAGCAAGACCAACGACTACGGCATCATGCAGATCAACGAGATCAACCACGAATGGCTCAAAGAGGAACTGGGAATAGACGACTTCCTGGAAGCAGAACAGAACATACTCGCTGGGATCCGGATACTTGCAGAATTGACGGAAAAGTACGAAGACCCACACCTGGTTCTGATGGCTTACAACTGCGGAGAGACCGGAGCTAAAAGACTTTGGAAGCAAGGCAAAACCACGAGCGAATACAGCCGGTCGATAATGGCCAGAGCTGAAGAATTAAGAAAGGAGGCAGAGCAATGTCAACAGTATGCGGTAAATGCCAACGCCCACTAAAAGACCCGAAGAGCATAGAGCGCGGGTACGGGCCGGACTGCTGGAGAGAGATCAAAGCCAAGAGGGCCGAAGAGGAAGAGGCCAAAGAAAACGAAGAGGAGGCAGAGAAATGAGGTCAGATTTCACCTACCACACCAGGGAAGTTAATGGGACAAGCGTCCTGGTAATCATCGATTTAGACCAAGGCGGAATGAGCGTCACCAACAACGTAGAGGCAGTAGTGAAAAGCATAGCGGCAGAGCTCGGAGAGCACATCTACAAGAAGCCAATCATCTACAAAGACAGCATGGGAATATACGACGGCATAGACGGTACCTACCTCGCGGATCCCTTCTACCACATAGGAGAGAAGGACGAGACCAAGGCAGCAGCAAAGGCAGCAGAAAGGTACTGGAAAGAGAACACCATCGTATTTGCAGGAGATAGGGCCTGGAAACGCAGCAGCAGGGATGAGCAGATCACAGTTCCGGACAAGCTCAAGGAGATCCAGAGTACCTGGGCAGAATGGGCCAGAGAATACGGAGACGTCGGAAGCTGTGTCATGGGTGCAGGATTTGAATTTGATTACCAAGGCGAGAGGTACTTCATGGTACCGACCGGACCATGGCAAGGAAGCTGCAGCTGGGAGGCCAGCAAAGACAAGGTCGAGGAGCTCCTGAAAGAAGCTGGAGCAACCAACATCAGATACCACTGGGGACACATGGATTAAAGGAGGCAGGCATGAGTTATTTCTGGATTTGTGAGGTTTGCGGCGCCAGCCTGGATCCAGGCGAAAAGTGCGACTGCAACAAAGAACAACAGAAAACGCCGGAACCGGCGGGAGAAAAGGGGGAAGAACAATGCAAGAAAACAGCATAAAAACCAACATCATCAAGCTGCGCTTCATCAGAAACGGCCAGCCACAGGGAAGAGAATACACCTACTACACACCGGTAGAGGTCAACGTAGGAGACATAGTGGAGATTGAAGCCAGGGAAGGCATAGCCAAAGGGATAGTAACCCAGGTAAACGTACCGGAGGAAGAAATAGCGCCTTTCAAGGACAGAGCAAAGTCCATCATTGGAAAGGCCCAGGTCGAGGAGGTCGCAGCGCAATGAACAACAGGATAAAGAAAAAGCCCCTTCGGTTAGGAAGGAGCATAAGAGCAGGAATCAAGATAGGAGTTCTCATTTTGACGGCCATGTGCACCGTCGAAATCGCCAAGATGGCCTGGGCGACATACCAGAGCAGGACCGGAGCTCCAGGCGGTGAGATTTTGGTATTGCCGATGATGATCCTGCTTTTTTATACAGGATGGACGGCAAGAGGAGAATGGACAGAGTTCAAAAGAGCCTACAGAGAGGCAGAAAGGAGAGAATACCATGCAAGCTCAAGCAACAGCCCAGCTTATAAAGGATGAAGCGGCCCTATTCCTGGGGAGAAGACCAACAGATGAAGAGATGAAGTGGGCACTACCCAGGGCCCAGAAGAAACTCGCCTGGATCATTGAGAGAGAAGGCGACGCAGGCGGAGTAAGACAGCAGCCCTGGTACCTTGGAAAGCTGGTAGAGGAGGCAATCGTAGAAGAGGAATTCTCACAGTATACCCTTGCAAGATGCATGGAGATTGAGGCACAGAGACAGGCTGCAGCCGCCGGCGAAAAAGAAAAAGGCCATCCATTAACGGACGACCCAACCACACCCCCATTATATGCCGGGGAGATGCGGTTTGTCAATCCGAGCCAAACCAATAAAACGAGGAGGATGACAAATGAAGTTATTAACCTTGAAGCTTGAAAACTTTCAGGGACTGAAAGCAGAGAAATTCAATTTTAACGGCCACAGCGCCAGCATTTACGGAGACAACGCGACAGGCAAAACGACAGTATTCAACGCAATGACCTGGCTGCTTTTTGGAAAAGCCAGCACAGGAGCAAAGAATTTCACACCAAAGACCAAAGGCCCGGACGGAGACCTTCACTACCTGGACCACGCTGCAGAGGCAACATTCAAGCTGCAGGACGGCCGGGTGATAACCCTTCGCAAGGTTTTCCACGAGGTCTACAAGAAAAAACGCGGATCGGCCGCAGAAGAGTTTGACGGCCATACCATAGACTTTTACATCGACGGTGTGCCCACCAAGGAGAAGGAATACGAAGCAACGATGCTCTCACTTTGCGGCGGCAGCGTCGAGAAAATGAAGATGCTGACCATGCCGAACTACTTCCCGGAAGAGATGAGCTGGGACGCCAGGAGAAAGATCCTGCTGGAGATTTGTGGGGACGTTTCAGACGAGGACGTAATCAACAGCACATCGGAGCTCAAAGACCTTCCAAAATTCCTTCTGAAGCCAGGAACCACCAATCAATACTACGATGTGGAGGAATACAAGAAGATCGCCAGCGCAAAGAAAACCGAAATCAACAGGCAGCTGCAGGAGATACCCGGCAGAATTGACGAGGCCCAGAGAGCAATACCTGACATCACCGGTCTTGACCCGAAGGCCATCGATAAGAGGATCCAGGAGCTCAACAAACAGAAGAGCGACCTCGAGATGGAGAAGGCCCAGGCCTTAAGCGGGGACCTTACGACGATGGCCATCAGGAAACAGATATCCGAAGCAAACACCAGGCTGGCGGAAGCCAGGGCAGCATATGCAACCAAAACAAGCAGCCTGAACGAAGGAACCTACGCAGCGATTAATAGCCTGAAGAGGGACCAGATAACAGTAGCAAACCGCATCCAGGACGCAAAGGCCGACCTGGACAGGACCCAAAGGACGATAGAAAGGCTCAAGAGCCACAGGGAGAGCTTAATCAACGATTACATGGCCATACAGAAGGAGACCTGGGATGAGAGCAAGGAAACCTGCCCGACCTGCCACAGGCCACTTCCGGAAGAGGAAATCCAGAAGCTCCGCGAAGCATTCAACCTGCAGAAGAGCAGGCGCCTGGAGCAGATAAACCTTCAGGGCCAGCGTGAATGCAGCAAAGAGATGATCACCGAGCTGGAGGAGAAGGCCAACGCATTAAGAGAGCAGATCAAGAAGGACGAGCAGCTCATAGAAGACTACGAACTGCAGCTGAAGGCTTTGCAGAGCCAGCTCAAGACGCCGGCGCCTTTTGAGAGCACCGAAGAATACACCCAGATAATGGCCGAGATTGCCAAACTTCGCGAAGAGGAAAACAACAAGAGCGGCCAAATGGAAGCAATAGCAGCCAAATACACAGAGCAGATCCAGGCCCTGAACGAACAGATCAGAGAGCAGGAACAGCTCAAGACCAAGATATTCATAGCAGAGAGCCAGAAGGAGAGAATCGCAGAGCTGGCCGCCAAGGAAAAGGAGCTTTCAAAGCAGTACGAGGAGCTGGAGAGAGGCATCTACCTCTGCGAAGTGTTCACAAAGACCAAGGTAAGCCTCCTGGACGACAAGATAAACAGCAAGTTCAAGAGTGTACGCTTCAGACTTTTTCAGGAGCAGCTTAACGGCGGGATCAAGGACGACTGCGAAGTCATGATACCTACCGAAGACGGCAGGATGGTACCTTTCACCTTTGCAAACAATGCGGCCAGAATAAACGCCGGCCTGGAGATCATCGACACCTTGTCGAAGCACTGGAACCTGGCAATGCCGGTATTCATAGACAACGCCGAAAGCGTCACCAGACTTCTGAAGATGGACACCCAGGTAATACGCCTGGTAGTTTCAGAACCTGACAAGAAGCTCCGACTGGAGGTAGACGAATGAAAAAGATAACCACCCAATCCAAGGCAGAAGGTTAGCCTACTATGAGAGCATGATACCGCTCACAAATTAAAATTAAGGATTTAAGGAGGAATTCAAATGTCAACAACCACAAAAACCACAAACGTAAAGAATCAGAAACCTGCAGTTCAGAACCAAAATCAGAATCAAGGAGCTCTGCAACCCGCAGAGAACCAGCTCACCATGAGCGAACGCTTCACCAACCTGGTGCTCCGCGAATTTGGTAGCAACGTAGCCGGAGCGCTCCAGGTGTCAGATTACCAAAAAAGACTGATCCAAGGATACTTCATAGCGATTGACAGAGCCTTAAAGATGGCCGAGGAGGCCAGGATCCGCAAGAACGAGGCTAACAAGGACCACAAATACGATAATAACCTTCCGGTAACCTGGAACAATGTCAACCTTAATGACCTGGCCCTCGACGTGGTCCATTACGCCAAGATGGGCCTGGATATGATGATGGATAATCACCTTTTCCCAATCCCATACAAGAATAATAAAACCAATAAATACGACGTCACCCTCATGCCCGGCTACAACGGGATCCAGTACATCGCAGAAAAATACGCGGTAGAGAAGCCAAAGGCAGTAACAATCGAGCTGGTTTATAGCACCGACACATTTAAACCCATTAAAAAGAGCAAGGACAACCAGGTGGAGAGTTACATCTTTGAGATCAATAACCCATTTGACAGAGGCGAAATTGTCGGCGGCTTCGGATACATCGAATACGAGGACCCTATCAAAAACAAGCTGATCATCATGACCAGGAAAGACATCGAGAAGCGCAAGCCAGCATATGCAGCGGCCGAATTCTGGGGAGGAACCACCAAGGTATGGGAAAACGGCAAACAGGTAGAAAAGGAGACCGATGGCTGGTTTGAAGAGATGTGCCTTAAGACCATTAAGCGCGAAGTATATAGCGCAAAACACATTCCAAGAGACCCACAGAAGATCGACGAGAACTACCAGTACATGAAGATGCGTGAGGCCAGATATGCAGAGCTTGAGGCCCAGGCGGAAATTGACGGATATGCCAACGCCATAGTCATAGACACCACACCAACCACACCAGAGGAACCAAAACAGCTACAGAGTCCACAAGCGGACCCGGAGACAGGAGAGGTTATAGAGCAGCCATCCACACAGCCAACACAGAATGCCGGCATAGAAGAACCGGCCAGACAACAGACCATCTTTGAAGGGCCGAATTTCTAATGGACATCAAGATTTTAGCGTCCGGCAGCGCTGGGAACGCCTATCGCATAAGCGACGGCCGAACCAGCCTGCTGCTGGACGCCGGCATACCAATCAAGGCAATACAGGTCGGATGTGGCTTCAAGGTGACGCAAATGGATGGCTGCTTTGTGTCACACAGCCACAAGGACCACAGTAAGGCCGCCAGAGACCTCGCAAAGCTCGGCGTGGACATTTACACCAGCAAGGGGACAATCGAAGCGTGTGGCCTTTCAGGGCACCGAATACACGCGATAAAAGCCCTTCAGGAGTTCACGATAGGAACCTTTAAGGTTTTACCTTTCGATGTGCAGCACGACGCGCCAGAGCCGCTGGGATTTCTTTTTACATCGGCCTTTTCAGGGGAAAAGCTCCTGTACTTCACGGACACGTACTACATAAAGTACAAGTTCCAGGGATTAACCCATATCATGGCGGAGTGCAACTACGACACAGAGACCCTTCAGAGAAGCGTAGAAGCCGGATATATACCAATAGAGCTGGTACCAAGGCTGGTAAAAAGCCACATGAGCCTTGAACACTTCCTGGAGCTGCTAAAAGCCAACGATTTAAGCAAGGTAAAGCAGATCTACCTTCTGCACTTAAGCAACAACAACAGCGACGAGAAGCGGTTCAAGGAGGCAGTTCAAAAACTCACCGGTGCCGAAGTGTACGTTTGCTAAAGTGAGGTCAATAACAAAGGGGGTGACGACTACAAAATGTATACAAGAGTTGAAAGCAGATTCTGGCAGGATGAAAAAATGCGTACCGTATCGGACGACGCGAGATATTTAATGTTATACCTTCTTACTTCTCCACATCGAAATATTTTAGGGCTTTACTTTCTCCCATTCCCTTACGCCTGTTTTGACTTGGGGTGGGATGAGAAACGGTTCAAGAAAGCGTTAGAAGAACTGTTAAAGACTGGCGGCATAGCATATGACGCACTTTCCCATGTGGTACTTGTTAAAAACTACCTTAAACATAACCCGTTAGAAAATCCGAACCAGGTTAAGCATGCTATTGAAAAATTAAACGAATTGCCCGAAACACACTTATTTCGCTCACTTTTAACCGTTATTGAACAGTTTGATAAACCATTTATACAACCGTTAATTGAACGGTTACAAGAACGGTTATGGCAACCAGTAACAGTAACAGTAACAGGATCAATAACAGTAACAGAAACAGAAGAAGAAGCAGAAAATATGCACGGAGCGGAAGCCGCTCCATGCCAGCCAACAGCGCTCCCTATTATTACATTGACGCTAAATGATAAAACCGAATATCCGGTTACAGAAGAACAAGTCGAGGAATGGACGAAGCTGTATCCGGCTGTTGATGTCATGCAGGAACTTCGAAAAATGAAGGGTTGGCTTGACGCTAACCCTTCAAAGCGAAAAACCAAAAAGGGAATTCTTCGGTTTATTAATAACTGGCTATCAAAAGAACAGGACCGCGGATGTTATAAGGCAAGACCGTCTCCTTCTGCATTTAAGAATTACGACGACGGAGAAGACTTCCTAAAGAGGTGATCGTATGGACGAAATAATCGAAAGGCTGGCTGCCGCAAGCCTACAAAACTGCAATGAAGGTGACTACCTGGACGAAGAAGGCTTCCTTGTATGTGGGAAATGTCACACCAGGAAGCAGCAGGACATAACCCTTCCGGCATTCGGTGATCAACCAGAAAGGATCATTCGCGTCGGAATAGCTTGCGAGTGCAGGAAGAGGGAACTTGAAAGAGAACGCGCGGCTGAAGAACGAAGACAATTCCTTCAACGAATGGAAGTTCTTCGCCGCGACGGGATCACTGATCCGGCGTACTTACGATATACTTTCGACCAGGACGATAACCGGAACCCAGAGGTTTCCGAAGTCTGTCGGCGATACGTCGAAAACTGGGACGAAATGTTAAAGGACAATATCGGGATCCTGTTTTATGGCGGTGTTGGGACCGGAAAGTCCTTCCTGGCCTGTTGTATAGCAAACGCACTTATTGAAAAGCTGGTTCCGGTTAGTGTTACGAATTTTCCGCGGATTTTGAATAAACTTCAGGGTTTCGGGTTCGGTGAAGAACGCCAGGAATTCATTGATAAGTTACAGCGTTATAAATTACTGGTCATAGACGATCTGGGCGTGGAACGGGACACTTCATATTCCACCGAACAGGTTTATAACGTAATAGACACTAGGTCCAGATCCGGAATGCCACTGATCATCACGACGAACCTGTCAATGGACGACTTAAAGAACCCGCCTTCCCTGGCGCACGCGCGAATATATGACCGCGTCCTGGATATGTGTCCTATCAGATTAAAGATGGTCGGTGAATCTAGGAGAACGGCAATAGCGAATGAACGAAGAACTAAGGCCAGAAAACTTCTTGGCCTGGAATGAGGATGAATATAAACGTGAAGATTGGAGGTCGAGAACATGAAGGTGACAAGAACTGAACCAAGGAAGCTGGTACCTGCAGAAAGAGCCAAACGCAAATGGACACCAGAAGAAGAATACTACCTCCAGGACAAATGGGGAGAAGTAAGCATAAAAAGCCTTGCCAAGGCCCTTGGACGCAGCGAGAACGCAGTTATTGTCAGAGCCCAAAGACTGGGCCTGGGAGCACACCTTCACGCAGACCACAGAATAACAGTTAATCAGCTCATGCTGGCAATATACGGAGGAAAACAGCAGGGAGGAGGTACATTAAACCGCTGGATCGAGAACGGCCTCCCGGTGAAAAAGCACAAAGCCAAGAACAGCACATTCAGAGTGATTGATATAGATGACTTCTGGAAATGGGCAGAACAGCACAAAGAGCTCGTGGACTTTTCCAGACTGGAAGAGAATGTGCTGGGGAAAGAACCAGCATGGGTAAAGGAAAAGCGCAGGATCGACAAAAGGGAGAAGTTCAACACGGAGCCATGGACGCCGGCAGAAGACAGCAAGCTCATTCAGCTCCTGGACAGATACGAATACACATACCATGATTTAAGCCAAATTTTGAACCGGTCAGAGGGAGCAATAAAGCGAAGGATATATAACCTCGGCCTGGTGCAAAGGCCTGTGAGGAATGAAAATAAGCCTTGGACCGAAGAAGAGACAAGAAAACTCCTGGAGATGAAGGCAAAAGGTCACTGCTGGGAAGAGATAGGACGAGCACTCAACAGAACTGGTAGCGCAGTCAGAGGCAAATATGAACGGCTGCAGAACCCGGAATATTGCAAGAGGTATTACAGGAACAGCAGGGAGCAGCTTAACCGGTACTTCCAGAAAGACATGTGCAGGCATTTTGTAAAGACCATAGGATGCACGGCTGGAGGAACCAACTGCGACAGCTGCACGAGCTTCCAGCGGAGAGATCCTGAAGAAAAACCCGATACCGGCTGGAATCCAATCTGCAGCATAAGCGCAGAGCAGATCCTTCAGGAACGATATGAATATGTCGGATAAGAGGAGGTCGAGACGATGAAAAAGAGATCATGCAGAATGACAGAGGAGGAAAAAGCCATTCACAACAGAGCAGTAAGCATAAGGAAAATGACAGATGCGCAGCTTTGTGAGTTTATAGACCGTACATACGGAAAAGGCATGGAAGAGGGAGCAAAGCTGGCACAGAGCCAGGTCAAGGCAAAACCTGAAGATGCAATCACACATGTGAGGAGGTTCATCGATTACCTGACCGAGAAAACCGGCAGCGGCAACCGGATCGGCAAAGGAACCATTCTGCAGCTTAACAGAGAGCTGGAGAATGCTATCAAGAGCGGCCTGTTTTCCGGGGAGGTGAGCAAATGAGCAGAAGCCACGCAAACAGAGGACAAGCATTTGAGGATTTCTTGAGGTTCGTTCACCAAAGGTACCAGGCAGACGGAATAGCATGCGTCCACAAGGTGCCGACGGAGTTTTTACCACTTCGGAACGCCAAAGGCCAGGTCTGCAGTGCAAAGGTAGAGCACAAAAGCTGCGTTGATTACCTGGGAAGATACAAAGGCATACCGGTGGCCGTTGAAGCAAAGCACACGGAAGAGAATCGGATCGCCTTCAACCGGGTAGAGCCTCACCAGGCAGAATACCTTGACGACTGGCTCAAGGATCCGCACGCAATAGCAATCGTCCTGGTGAGCTTCAGCCTTCGCAGGTTTTACGCGGTACCTTGGGAGTTCTGGAAAGCAGCGCTGGAGAGCTGGCAACAGCACAAGGGTAAGGAGAAGAGGACCGTAACCGCATACGGATGGACATGGACCACGCCAGGAATGGCCAGCGTATCGGAAGACCAGCTCCATCCGGAATGGGAGATAAAGACCGGAGGAAGATCAGGACTTCCATACCTTGAGATTATAGACAAAATGACAGGGGGAGAGGTCAATGCAAACAGAAGACAAGGTAGTAAAGTCATTTGATCTAAACAGCCTTATGCAAATAACAAGGCTTCCGCTGATTTGTGTTTATAACAACCCTTCAGATTATCCGGGGAAGTATGTAGCCAGGGTATGGGATGTAGATCGGCCAACCAACTTGGTAGCTATCGCAGATAGCCTGGAGGAAATCAGAGAAGCTAAACCACCGGAGATGATGATTATGGACAGGATGCCAAACGACGACCCGGTTATCGTTGAAACATGGATTTAAGAAAGGAGACCCAACCACATGGATGCAAAAAGGATACATGAATCACTTAAAATTATGCTTTCACCAAAGGACTACATAGAACTCCTGACATTAATGATAAAAGACGTTGAAGAAATGATCGAATGGGGTGAAAAACAGAAGGGTAATAGCGAGGAGGGAAAAGATGAAAACTTACATGAACCGGATAGATCGAGAACACCATGTAATGATCCTGGTCATATGGGATTATTTAAACACATGGCTGGAGCAGACCAGCTGCCTCACCAAAGAGGAGAGGAAAAGAGTCAAGACAGCGGCGACTCATCTCCTCCACACCAGCGACAGCATTGTAAAGAGACTTGATACTGATTATGCCAAAAGGCTTATAAGAGCAGCAAAGAACACAGAGGTAAGAGTAGTGGACCGGGCAAATGTAATGCTCGGCCGAGAGCCAGATACAGTAAACATCAAGATAGACGACCTATACGACATGGCCAGCTACGCATTGACCGATTGCAGAGGCTGCAAGAGGCCGGACCACAAAAACTGCGACAAATACAAGCTCTTCCTGGATTTAAATATACCCGTAGCCCAGGAACAAACGGACGGCTGCCCTTACGAGAATTGACGGAGGGACGGCCATGAAGATAGAGATTTACTACGAATGCCCGATATGCCACAGCAGCTGGCCAACACGGAGCGCAGCAATCGCCTGCAGGAACCAGCACCCGATCATTGAGAAACGATGGGCCAACTGCGAAGTATGCGGCCAGGCACACATACCGGTAACCGGCTATGTTTGCCCGCACTGCACAAGCAGAGAACAAGAAAATAACACCTTTCAGGAGGATAAGCATATGGCAAATAGATCACTGCTTCACAGAAGCAAGATAGAGGATTTCAAGAACTGGCTAAAGGAAGACGGCTGGAAGATAGAACAGCCCAAAGGAATATACGAGGTCGTAAGGGCCACAAAGGGCACTAGGAAGCCATTAATAGTTTACACGAGGGATAACAAAGGCAATGAGCATATCACCGTTCAGGACCGCGATGTGCCGGTCGTAAGGGCATACATAAGGGACAGGAGAAGAGAAGCCAGGGCAAAGGCCAACGGGATCCAGAAAGTAACCCAGGAAGAAATGCTAAAGATAATCGAGACCAGGAAGCCGCTCGGGAAGTTTTACAGGATAGAAGGCAAGACCATCATCGCAGTGGACAATTCCACAGGGGACGCCTGGACCGAGGAATTCAAAAACTTTGAAGTGTTCCTTCTGTGGATAACCACACAGCTGACCGTAGAGGAGGCGGAAGAGATAATCAAGGGAAGGGGGAATAAATGTGCAACAGAATGTGTCGGCATTCGAAATTAAAAAGGCACTGGCCAAGAGACACGGTAACAGGGAATTTTTTATAACCGAATGCAAGACAGGCCCAACAGGACCAGGGATGCTGCAGTTTGACGGTCTGGCGATTTATAAGAGCTGGGCGCACCCGAACATCGTTGGGTATGAGATAAAAACCAGCCGCAGCGACTTTCTTCGAGACAACAAATACACCAGGTACATGCCATACTGCCACGAGTTCTACTTCGTAACACCGACAGGCCTGGTCCAGCGCCAGGAGTTAGAAGAAAGCATTGGCCTTATTTGGTATAACCCGGCAACCGGCAGCCTGACCACCAAGAAAAAAGCCATCCACCGCAACATTGAGATAAGCGCCGAGCTGCTTTTATATGTGATCATGAACAGGCTGGACAGTGAGAAGCTCCCGTTTACCAGCGACAAAACAGAATACTGGAAAGCATGGCTCGATAACAAAATCAGCAATAGGGAGCTTGGATACCAGGTGAAGTCAAAACTCCTTGACAGGATCGCAGAGCTTGAACAGGAACTCCGGAGATATAGAGACTGTAAGGACGAGCTGGAGGAGTTAAAGGCCATAGATGAGGTCATGGAAAAACACGGGATCCGGTCCTATTGGAGGAGAGCAGAAACGCTGGATGAGGCATTGAGCAGAGGGTACCCAAGAGAGCTGGATAACCTGCAGCGTAAACTTCAAGATGCTGTAGCCAGCATTGAAAGGATAAAGAAAACATATTTAGAGAGGAGGGGGAAGTATGGCGATGAACAGCAAGGAGTCAATGGGCATAGCAGGCATGAGCTTTGCCTGCTTAAGCACAAGAGTATTAGAAATAGCTCTTCAAAAAGGGATAGAGGCAGGAACCAAGGCAGCAATGGAATACTTAATCGAGGAAAAGAAGGCGCAGAGGAAAGGGAGGTATGACCGACGACTGCGCAATACCCGATTACTGCTTAAGAACTACAGAATGCTGAAGCAACATGTCCAGGGTGCCGTGTTCAACGCCAAGCAGGCAAAGGAAAGCGCAATAGACATATTAGACGGTTTGGACGATTACAGCTTCGACGACAACCTATACATCGAAAGCATAAAGAGGAGCCAGCAGAGGACCTTTATCATACTGCAACACATCGACGAGATGCTGAAGTATTACAGAATAGCCTGCGAGCAATCAGGCAGGGAGGACGAAATGAGGTGTTACAGGATCATCATGAAGACCTACATAAACGAGGAGAGAAAAACAGCCGAGCAAATCGCCGAGGAAGAAAACATAGAAAGGCGCACAGTTTACAAGAATATCAACGCAGCAATAAAGCCTCTCTCTGCCTTGATTTTTGGCATTGACAGCCTGAAACTTTACTGAAAAGCATGGTGCAAGAACCATGCCAGCACGGGGCACAAATTGGGCACTGTGGCGGCACTTTAACTTATAGTAAAATGGTAAGCGCGAAGGAGTGAAATTATGGCAAAGAAAAAGCCAACAAATACCTTCACCGAGATTGACTACTCAACCGAGGCAACACCGAGAGCAGTAACACCGGACGGCATTCCGGTTTTCTGTGCTCATGATGATATTATTCCGATTGAGAAGGCAATCCCGAACCCCAAGAACCCGAACCAGCACAGCCAAGCTCAAATAGAGCTGCTGGGGAACATCATCAAAGCAAACGGATGGAGAGCGGCGGTCACCATTTCAAAGAGGAGCGGCTTCATTGTCAAAGGACATGGCCGACGTCTGGCGGCGCTTTATATCAAGAGCGGATATATCCCTGTAGATTACCAGGACTACGCAAGCGAAGCCGAAGAATGGGCGGACCTTATAGCAGACAACAGACTGGCCGAGCTCTCAACCCTTGATACAGGTATGCTGATCGACTTAATCAATGAGATGGACACCGGAGAGGTGCCAGTGGAAATGACCGGTTACACCGAGGAAGACCTGGCGGCCATCATAGCAGCTCTGGAAGGAGCAGACGACACAGTAGATGACAAGGTCGATGATGTACCGGAGACGCAAAACATACCAATGACCAAGGCCGGAGACATCTGGTTCCTTGGACCTCATAAATTGTTATGCGGCAGCGCAACTGACAGAGAGGCCATCGAGAAACTGATGGCCGGAGAAAAGGGCCAGATGGTCAATACTGACCCGCCATACGGAGTGAGCTATGAGACCCAAAGCGGCAAGTTCGACATGATCAAGAACGATGATCTTACCGGTGACGATTTAATGGCTGACCTTTTGATACCGGCATTCAAGAATTACGTGGAGTTCACTGATCCGGACGCAGCCTTTTATATCTGGCATACCAGCAGCACCAGGCGAGACTTTGAGGACGCCATGACAGCTGCAGGCCTCATAGAGAAGCAGTACATCATCTGGGTAAAGAATGCACCGGTCCTGGGTCATGCAGACTACCAATGGGCACATGAACCGTGTTTCTATGCAGAGAAAGCAGGCCAGAGCGCCCACTTCTACGGAGACAGATCGCAAAGGACCACCTGGAAAGTAGTCCTCCGGGATAGCAACCACATGGCAACAGTTCTCACAGGAGGTGTCGTATTGACCGATGGAGCAGGAGGAAAGGTATTCCTCAATGATAAGCCACCAAAGGGCAAGAAGATCAGGTATATACGCTTAAGCGAAGGCAAGAGCGTCTGCCTGTATCCGGAGAGCAAAGCCTCCACAGTCTGGGAAGTAGCCAGAGAAACCGGTACAGAGCACCCGACACAAAAGCCGGTAGAACTTGCAATCAGAGCCATAGACAACAGCAGTAAACCAGGAGACCTTGTGCTTGACTTCTTCGGAGGTAACGGCAGCACCCTGATCGGGGCCGAAATGACTGGCAGGCGATGCAACATGGTAGAACTGGACCCAAGATACTGCGATGTAATCATCAACCGGTATGTGCGCTTCACAGGAAATATCGGAGTGACCTGCCTGCGAAACGGCCAGGAGCTGACATACATGCAGCTGAAGCAGGAAAACGACAAGCTCAATGGCCTTGCGGGGGGGGTACAGAATATTGATATTTAAAGCAAGGTGCGCATTCACCCGATTAATCCGCACAATAAACAAAATATTCAGGAGATAACGGCAGGTCGCAACAAGGACCTGCCTTTTAATATTCAGGAAAGGAGGTAGCAGCATGGGGAAACGCAAAGAGAACATCTATCCTTGGGAGCGGATCCCAGGGGAAACACCCAGGGAATATCAAAAGTTCTGTGCATACCGGGACATGAACACGGCGGACAGACCAATCCGGACGCGCAGCCTTCCGAAGCTGGCCAAGGAAATAGGCTTCTCCCTGGACCACTTAAAGAAGTTAAGCGCGAAAAACAACTGGGTAGAGCGAGCGGCCGCATATGACGCCTACCTGGAAGAGCTGGCCAGAGAGCAGAACGAGGCAGAGATCCTCAAAATGCGAAAGAACCATGCACTGCTGGCCTCTCAAATGATCACCAAGGCAGCCAAGAGGCTGCTGACCATGCCGGAAGAGGAAATAACCGCAGCCGACCTCGTGCGCCTGGTCGATGTCGGAGTGAAAATCGAAAGATTGAGCCGCGGCGAATCCACCGAAAACAGACAGATAAGCGGAGAAGCAAAGGTCATTCACCAGGGAGAAGTCACGGTTAAAAATCAGATGAACCTGGATCTTTCCCGCTTAACTGACGAGGAGCTGTCGGAGCTTGAACAGCTACTGGAAAAACTACATTCAGAGCCCGATGTTTGATGTTAACGCTCTGCGGGAAGCGATCCTGAAGGAAAAGGCGGAGCGCAACCTTTCAGAGTTCATCAAACAAGCGTGGCATGTTATCGAACCAGGCACACCGTATGTAGAGAACTGGCACATCGATTTAATAAGCGAGTATCTCCAGGCGGTGGATAACAGCGAGATATTGAGGCTTATAATCAACATCCCGCCACGGCACATGAAGTCCATACAAACAACAGTGTGCTACCCGGCCTGGTCATGGATCAAGAAACCGACAAAGCGCTTCATAAAGGTTTCGTACAGTGACAGCTTATCCAGGAAGCACAACGTACTCTGCAGAGATATCATCAGGAGCCCATGGTACCAGAAAAACTGGGGAGACCGGTTCAAAATCAAGGACGACGTCGACAGGCAGGACGAGTTCAAGAACGACCACCACGGAATGATGTTCTCGACCAGCGTCGGCGGCCGATTAACCGGTGAAGGTGGAGATGTAATCATCGTGGACGACCCGCAGAACCCTCTCATGGCAAACAGCGCTACAGAGAGAGAAGCGTCAATAGCTTTCTTTAAGAACACGCTGCAGACCCGTCTGAATGACCCGAAAAAAGGCGCAATAATCGTAATCATGCAGAGGCTGCACGAGAACGACCTGACCGGTTACATCCTTTCAGAGCAGCTGGGATACGAGCATGTATGTCTGCCGGCAGAGGCTCCGGAGCGGACAGTTATTCATTTCCCGATAAGCGGCCGGGAGATCATCCGGGAGGAAGGAGACCTTCTCAATCCAGGACGATTTGACAAAGAGGCCCTGGAAGGCCTCAAAAAGTCCATGGGAAGCGCTCAATACGCCGGCCAATTCCAGCAGACACCGGCGCCGGCTGAAGGTCTTATCTTCAAAAGAGAATGGCTGGGGAATTTCTTCAAAACCGCACCACACCAGAACATGCTCATTCAATCCTGGGATATGCCGTTCACTAAAAGCGAAGGCAGCGCCAAATGTGCAGGCATTGTCATGGGAAGGAATGGCTCCAACATTTACATCCATGACCTGGTGAACGACAAAATGAGCTTCACAG